GCATGCTGTGCTTATAATCTCTGGTGGATCTAATTCTATTTGCCATATTCCTTGGCATATCTAGAACCTTCAATCTGCTGAATAAATTCAGCAGCTGCTGTATCACCCATATAATCGTGAGAGCTGATGTAATACTCAACCGTCTCCTCAAATCGAGGATCAGATTTAATATCACCCCAAGACTTCTCCTCATATTTAGCTAACTCCGTAGCTAATACTTCAAAGCATGGATGTTGTTCAACATCCAAAAGTATTTGATGTCGAGCAATACTTACATAAACAGCATTTGCCGTTAATGCAGAGGACTCTCTTTCCTTAAACATTAATGAGTTTAATGCACGCGCTATGGGCCTAGTAGTTATGTGTTCATCACAATACCACTTACTATTCCATAAAGCATCAGGCAATATTAAACTCTTATCCGCGGACACTCGACGACGCGTATAAACAGCCCACTTCTTCAAATTCTCTTCTGTAATAACAGTTGAGAATCCAATGGTAATATCATCACCATTTACAAGAATACATACTACATATTTAAGGAGTCCCATTCTATCTAACACTTCAAGGGTATCTCCAACATTTGAGATCCCGTCACCCATATTAGTACCCTTAGATCCAGAGGGCATTCCTCCATTTCGATGCACGATTCCTTCAGGCATCACTAAATCGGCTTTAGCTGCATAATCAGCTAATAATGTTGTTAATTCAAAACCCGGGGCTAAGTAATGCCACACAGAAGCAATTTCACATTGCTGTACACTACTATCGTACTGAGTCGAATCAACATAAACCCAAGTCATCACATCTTTTGAGAACTTTAGAAACCATTCTTTAAGATGCAATCGAGCATCAAAATACAAAACCTGTATTTTATGAGACAACTTGTTTGATTCAGCAATTGTTGAAGTTATTGAATCGTCGAAAGCTAAACATTCTAAATACCAAATGTGGCAAGGAATACACCACACTAATCTAACCTTCTCCGCACCTGATTCTGATTGTTGAGTTCTATAGCCAGGTACTATTGACCAACATTTATCTAAACTCGCAGACGGAGCAACAACACTAGTGTTGTACTGGATAGCACCTTGCAATGCTTCCCTCTTCTTTCCACCATCTGGAAAGCCAGCCGCCTTTGACATAGCTCTCTTGTTCCTGATTAAATCAGGTTGCCATACGTATTTGGATGAAGGGCGCCAACAATGATCATAATTATCAATTAATTTTAAATAATTACATTCACCATTGGAGATCTCAGTATATGGTTTTATATTAGCCTTAAATACTGAATATTTATAAACACTTCGGGGCCATTCCACCTTTCTCCAAAACTCCTCTTCAATCTTAATCAAATTGGTAGGAAGCTTGGTGGTTCTGTAAGCTTTCCTTACTGCAGGAATAACAAATTTACTGATTTCAGTAAATCCAGGCCGTTTCACGATATACGTGTTATCACGGGATAAACCATCAAGTACATTTCGTAGCCACACACGACCACGTTCAGTTCTCGGTAAACTGATTGTCAGATAGATCACCTATACAAATATTCCTATAAGAATTCCAACCGCTCCGATAACTACATTTAGCATTCCTGCTACTTTAAGTATCAGATTTGATATGGTTTTCAATCTTATATATTTATACTTGTATTCGTCGGTAGTAAATACTGCTATATACATAGCTTCTTCTTTACTCATAGATTTCTCTTCTATTTTCGACATTTA